GCTTGTTTGTTTGGCGCATCACCACCAATTTCTTCAATTAAAGGAATGATAGCATTTGCTTTGGCTGATGCTAAATCAATATCACTTTTTAGGTCATTAAGTGGTTTTGCATAAGTGTTGTAATCTTTTTCAAAAGCATCGCTTTCTGCCAACAACTTTTGGCGCTGGTCATCATATTGTTTGTACTTTTCGTCGTAAGCGGCTTTTGCGGCATTATAATCATCTTCCGCGGATGTTATATCTTTGGATTTGCCGGTTAAATTGTTATATGCGGTTTTCAGCGAGTCCGCCAACTTGCCTTCGCCATATTCAAATGCGGCTTCAGCCAAATAATTGCCAACCGCTTCGCTTGGATTTTGGCCAGTCACAAGACTAGTCAATGCTGTGCTAGCGGTTGCTTTAATAACGCTTACGGCCTTAGGAGATAGGCCCCACTGATTGTTTTGGTTTACAGAATTAAAATAACTGCTTACGCCAGAACTAATTGCACCAGCAGCAAGGCCATCTGTAATGGCAGATCCAACGTCTTTTCCAGAAATGGCTGCAGTAATGCCATTAAGAGCACCTGACCTTAATCCAGAGATTGCAGCAGAACTAACCCCAGAGGCTACGCTTGGTGACAAATTAAAGGTATTCTGTAGATAATTTGTAAAATCTGTTTGAGTGCTTTTTGTAAAATTACTTATTGATGAGCTTTCGCCTATTCGTTGAGCGGCATATGCTTTTGCCGCTGACAAAGCAATATCGCCAATACTGCCGCCACGAACAGCAGTAACCGCAGCAGATGTAATATATGGCGGAATGCCAACAGCCATGCCAGCCAAGGACAATATGGTTGGGAATGGGTCTTTAATAATGTTTTTAACTGTGCTTACAACAGTTTTTGCGACGCTGCTAACAACACTAGCAACACCTTTAACTACACTAGTAACGGCTTTGGCAACAAATCCCATTATTAACCACCAAATCCAGTGAGAATTTCAAGAGTTTTGTCTTGCAAACTCATAGAAAATCCCTCTTCAGAAAGACTATCAACTGCTTTTTTAATTAAACTTTCAATCTCAGGTTCAAGAATGGCAATAAGTTTAGAAAAACCCATATGCTTGGCAGCATGCAAAGATTCAACAATGTTTTCTACAAGACGATTGGCAGTATCACCATTGACCATAGATACATAACCCACTCTGTCTGGAAAGCTTGCAATCGTGAACAGAGTGTTCCCAGAGCGCAGGCGAATAAGCCCCGGGTGGCTATATAGTTCAATCATCGCGGTATACAGCAAACGCTCGGCGCTCACGCCATGTTTCTGTGCAGCCTCTTCAAACTGTTCCTGCTCATGCTTGTACTCATGCGCTGCCACAATGAAGATGTCATTGGGTTCTAGCATGTGCTTCTTTGAGTCAACCGGATGAATGTCTGTGAGTTTCATATTCTCATCCCACTTGAGGATTCATTGCACCAAGAAGGGCCGTTGCCCAGTCTTCCCACTTCTCATACTGAGAGGGGTTAGGTACAGCTTCATTAGTAAAGATATCAATAGCCAGCAGACCCTGCCCCCAAAGCTTCCAATCAGTTCGGCTGTCAGGAATCTCTAGCTGTTGAGCAGCGTATTGCTCACCCATTAGGCATGCCCACGACTCAAAAGTGTGGTAGCGCGGATCATAGACAAGCTGTTGGATAGGTGTGTTCATGATTAGTACGGACGAACATCGCCAAAATCAGCGTTGATGATGATGCGGCCTAACTGATAGTCGCCGCCCTGTACGTTTGAGACAAACCTAAGTCTCAGCTCACGGCGCTGCTCGCGCATGTCAATTTTATGCGTATCGGGCATAAAGGTATATGGGTCAGACTGCTTATCATCTGCCTGAGCAAATGGACGGCCAGTCACAATCAAATCCATTGGGCCGCTTTGCAGGAAGTCAGGCTCTACCCGCTCAACTCGCAGCCAGTAGTTGTCAGCCACCTGAGAGGGTTGTGCGGGACCGCCAGACACCCAGCCAAGGTCATTGGTCTCAAAGTAAGACTCAATAGCCAGCGCCTGATTACCCTTGACGGCATCCGTACCAATCTCATGCTGATACAAAGACACAAACGTCTTTACCGTGGTAAGCGTCATGCTGAAGCTGCTGCCAACTGGCAAGCTAGCAGACAGCACATCTCCAACAACATAGTCAACGCCATAGCCGGTGATGGTTACTGATGTGACTGCACCGCCGCTTACCACAATTGTGGCTGTCGCCCCGGTGCCAGAACCTCCGGTAAGGGCTCGATTCAGATAGGTGCCATTGGTGTAGCCAGACCCAGCGGTAAAGGTAAACAGATCCAGCCCACCAGTTGCGTTCGGCGTCCAGTCTGCATTGATTGGGTAGTGGAAGATTTGCGAGAAGTAGCCATCCGATCTACGGGCGCCCATAGCCTGACCAGCGTCATACCAGCACTGCTCGCGGATGTTGTAGACGACCGCATCCGTACACTCGGTGGCATTGCCTCGAGGGTAGAACCACCAGATCTCACCGTAACGCGGAACCTTGGTAACCCACACCTTCTGGCGTTGAGCGTAGTTCAGGTTGTCAAAGAAGTAATTCTGGTTAAACGAGTTTGGGATTTCTTTGACGGCGCCGTTGTATAACAAAAATCTATCAACACCGCACCAGTAATAGATTCCGTCATACTCAATCACAGACTGTGAGGACATGATTGAGGACTGGCTCGAGATGATGTCATAGCGCCAGTACTGGGCCGGATTTCCAACACCGCCCACAAAGCTCACACGGATTAAGCTATCGAGGCTCCAAAAGAGCCCAGAAGGCGCGTTAGAACCGCCTCTGACGGGTAGCCCTTGGACAATCTTACCGGTGGCTACGTTGACCGTATTAGCGTCTGCAGAGACCCAATCCTGTAGATTTCCGGCAGAGCAGTTGCGAATCAGGCCATCATTTCCGTAGACAAATACATACGGGTGCAAGGCCACGACACCGCCAGATACAGACACCTCATTATCAAACTGAACACTTACAGCACCAGTAGACGTTGCATTCTGATCAAACGTCACAGTCCCGCTGACGTTAGAGACAACTCGAGTGCCAGCGGGAAAGGCGGAGCTAATAACCAGCTGGCCGGCACCAATCAGGGGGTTGGCTGCTGCTAGAGTTCCAGTGGGAGAGCCACTGGTGGTTGTAACGGTGTCCGTTACGATTCCAATTGGCGACAGACTATTGCCAGTCAATTGACCGCCTAGCACGGGCGTATTTGCATCATTGTCAGTCAACGCAAGGTTCCGCCCCGGATGAGCCAACAGCTGGTTGTTTCCAGACCCGCTAACATCAGTGAAGGTATCAAACTGCCACAGGTTGTTATCGTTAGGCGTAAACCCAGATAGGCTTAGGTCCGACACGCCAGTGCCAACCCCGTTGGCGTCGATTGGAAGTTTCTGCAGGCCATTGTTATATCCGCTGAATACGTTGGTAAACCCGTTCTGGGGGTTAACGTACAGTCCGCGAGACGGACCAGCAAGAATGCTTGTAATCTCTTGATAGCCGCCCATCTTCCGCGGGCGCCCACGCTGGAAGCGCATCCAACGCCCATCGGTGTAGAAGTTCTTATCAAAGAACGTACCATCCCGCTGAACGCCAGCAACAGAATCAAGAGCAAAAACCTTTTTCGTCATTAAAAGGTTCCACCAGAAATACCCGACGTAAAGGTACCAGTCCCATTAACGGTAAGACCGGTTGAGTCAAGGATTGCTTCATTAACACCAAGAATTGACAAACCAAACTGACCGGCGCTAGGTCTGTAAATACCAGTAGAACTTTCGCTAGCAAAACTTAAAGAAGGCGCCGCGGCAGATCCATTCAAAAGGCTAATGATGGTTGATCCGGCTTGAATGGTGTTGGCATTAAGAAAGTTCACGCCGTCACAAATTAGGGTAACCTGATTGCCCGCCGGAATGGCGACGGAGGCCCCACCAATTGCACCCGTAGTAATTGTAAGTGTGTATCCATTGGCCGTTGTTTGATTTGAGATTACATACAAATTAACAACCTGCGGATATACGGCGGTTACGTTACCGCTCAAAGACCCCGTGTATTGCTGAATGGTGTTTGAAATTTCTTGGGTGGTCAGGTTGTAGGTCCCCGACGTAACCGGCTTAACAAGAGCGGTAAACCCAAACAGGGTTGATTGTCCATAGCCTACGGTCACATAGCCCAATCCCGTAGAAATCAAAAACGCCGATTCATTGGGGGCAAAGTTCACAGAACTTACGCCATCAATAAAATTTCCACCCGTAGTAGAAACAGTTACCGTGCCGGTTCCGTTGTTTTTGAACAAGGTAAACCAGTTGTCCCCAACAACTGCAGCAGAAGGCAGATATACAGTTCCAGATCCGCCCGACCAAATAACGGTTTGGGCGCGTTGAGACGCCGAAAAGGTTGATCCGGCACTAATACCAGACAAAGGATGGGATTGGTTTAGCGTAGCGCCAGAAGCCACCAGACCCAGTCCGGCCAATGTATTGGCGTCAGGGCTTGATGTCCCCACACCGAAAGCAATCACGCCCCACACACCAGCCGTTGTAGCGGTGTTAGTTAGATAGATGTACTTGGCCTGACCCGGTGCAATCGAAACAATCGTACCGGCAAACTCATTTGTCTTAACGGTAAAGGTGTATGCACCACTGTTCAAAATCAAAGCGTCTTGGCCAACAGAAACCTGATTGCCGGGCGGCATAGCCAAAGACAGGCTGCCAGCACTCGGCGTGACTTGCATAATCCGAGCAGCAAAGTTATCCGTAGCGTTGCCGTTGATTGGCCACTCAAGCTGCGTATCAGCCGTCAGAGAGATGCCACGATACGAAACATCAACCGGCTGGATGACGTTTCCTGTAAACGGACTGTTGTAACTCATGAAGCATCCCTCACAATGGCTTGACGATCGCCAATGCGGGCGACGTTCTCAAGCTTGAGCATTTCAATGGCTTGTTGATACATGGCCTGCCACAGCTGCACCCGCTCGTCGTTCTTCAGGAACGGCATGGCCTGCAGGAGAGACCCATAGAGCATGGCCTGCGGTGCGTACTCGGTAAACCAGTTAGTTTGGTTTGCAGAACTCAACGGTGGTACGCGCTGGTAGTACAGAACCTCAAAGGTGTAATTAGTGTCCGGGGTCGGAGCTACCAGCCAATGCGTGTAGTCATAGTCGCTGTAGTACAACGGTGTTCCAG